TTGCATACCCACAACATACATCTACATCGGCTTGTGTAAAAAACTTAAATATGTTGTCTATAAGTTTCCTCTCGCCTTCTGATAGTTTTACATTATAATCTTTGATGTCATCTTGGAGTGGCACTTCTTCAGGTAGCCAATGCATTTGTTGTTGTTTTTTGTAAAACTCAAATGCCCAAGGATAATCAAAAGGTTTATAATAATCTCTTTCTTCTAATAGTTTGCTCATTTATCCCTCGCAACTTAGACAATCTGATTGTTCAAAGATTATCTCTCTTTTAGCCTGAGAAGATACATTATCGGCACGTCCGATAGCTTCACTTCTTAGGTAATATAATGTTTTTAAGTTCTTTGCCCATGCTAACATATGTACATTGTGCAAATCCCCTTTATTTACATCAGGTGGAAAGAATAGATTCACACTTTGAGACTGACAAATAAATTCTTGTCTGACTGAAGCGTGTTCCACTACCCATGCCTGGTTGATTTCAACTGCTGTTTTGAATACATCTTTCTCCCACTCGTCTAGTATATCTAAGTGCTGAACACTTCCTTTGTTCGCAACTATACTAGACCATGTTTCATCATACAGTTCAGGAGTAACTTTTTCTTTGATGATTGCATCTAAGTACTTGTTCTTTACTAGGTTACTTCCTGTTTTTGTTTTCTGTGTATAAGCATTGGCTCTAAATGGCTCAATACTTGGACTTGTGTTTCCACAAATAATACTAGAACTAGCATTAGGAGCAATCGCTAATAGATGAGCATTTCTTACTGTGCAAGAATCATCATCTGGACAAGCGCCTCTTTCTGCTGCTAGTTTTCTGGTTTCGTTGTCTGCGTGTCTTTTTATAAACGCAAACATCTCTAAATTAGTACCGCCTGCCATAGCACTCTCAAATGGAATACCATTCTTTTGCAGGTATGCATGAAACCCCATAGCGCCAAGTCCAATGCTTCTCTCCCTGTAAGCACTAAACTTAGCTTTATCTAATTGGCTAGGTGCATTTTCAATAAAGTATGTTAATACATTATCTAACATCCTAACTAAGTCAGGGATAAAAGAAGGGTGATTTTTCCATTCATCATAATACTCTAAATTTACACTAGAAAGACAACATACTGCTGTTCTTTCCTCATTAGTAGCAAGAGTAATTTCGCTACATAAATTAGAGTGATGTACTTGTAACCCCTTTCTTTTTTGAAACTCAGGTAATCCATTTTGCACTGCATCTTCATACATTACATAGGGCTCTCCTGTTTCTATTCTATTTTGTAATATCTTTACCCATAAGGCTCTAGCAGATACTACTTTTTTTACTTCTTTTGAATGTGGGTCAATTAATTCCCAAGAGTCATCAAAGCCTTCTTCTTTACTTGCTCTATGAATTAGTTCCATAAAAGCATCAGGTATAACAATACCATGATGCAGATTAGTGAACTTCCTATTAACATCTCCACCAGTGGGTTTTCTTCCATCTAAGAACTCCTCTATTTCTGGGTGACTAATATGTAGATACGCTGCATAACTTCCTCTTCTTGTAACCCCTTGTGAGAAAGCAAGCATTTCTGCATCTACCACTTTCATGAATGGTATCACACCAGTCGATTCAGACCCTTTAGAAGTTTTACTTCCCATAGACCTAACATCAGACCAATGTCCTCCGATACCACCACCGAAAGAACTTAAGAACGCATTTTCTGTAAAATGGTCTGTTATTCCTTCTCTACTATCGTCTACATAGTTCAAAAAACAACTAATGGGAAGTCCTCTGCGAGTACCTCCATTTGATAATACAGGCGTAGCAAACATAAACCATAGTTTACTTACATAATCATATAACCTTTGTGCATGGTCGTCATCATCTGCAAAAGCCATTGCAGCACGAGCAAAAGCTTCTTGTGGTGAAGTTTCATCACCTACCATATATCTATCTTTTAGAGTTGCTAATGCAAAATCATCTAAAAGTTTGTCTTTACTAAAATCAATTTTTACTGACATAATCTTCTACTAATCCTATAATTTCTTCTGCATGACCTAAGACAGCACCGTCTACGTCATAAGTTAAATCCATGAGTTTAATACCAATCTCTAGTCCTTCTTCTCCGAACTCATTTAAGTTCTGAATGAATTTGTACTTTCCTTCCATTGGCAAACTCGCCATAATATCAAAGATATCTCCATACTGTTGTATAATCTGTGTGGCTCTTTTAGGCCCGATTCCATCAACACCAGGAACGTTATCTCCTTTATCTCCAGTTAAGCACTTATATGTTAAAAAGTACTCAGGGTCAAAGTCATAATGCTCGTCCCAATTTAGGAGTGTTGTTTCTTTTCTGGTAACTGTAGAAAATCTACTTATATTACCATCGACTAGTAAATCCCAGTCTCTATCTGAAGATATCATCCAAATCTCATCGAGACCTAACTCTTCTCTGTTTTGACAAATAAGAGCTGCAATATCATCAGCTTCTACTCCAGGATATTTAAGCGTAAGATATCCCTTACGCTTTAACGCACTTAAAGTAGTTGAAAATTCTGCTAAGAACATTTCAAATTCTTTTGCTTCTTTTTCTGTTTGTTCTGCATATCGTTCTTTACGATTTGCTTTATACTCTGGATAGATTTCCTTACGATAGTTACTACCGCCGTCGCCTAAAACGACTATCTCTCCACAGTTATAGGACTTTGCCAAAGACTGAACAGTTCTTACATAATCATGCTCGAAGTCAGTATTACCTTGGTGTTTCCATCGAAAAGCCAGATTGAGTCCATCAACAATCAATAAGTTCCCATTCGGGGTCGGCTTTCCATGGTTCATAAATTGTATCGCCATTTGTAAATTCCATGTTTTGTGTTTCTAAAAATTTATCAGCTAAAGTTACATAGCAACCTAGCCAATTAAAGTACATATGTTTTTTGTAAAGTGGCTTTCTTGTCGTTGCCACATACCATTGTGAGTGGTTTTCTTTGAAGAACAATATAGGTTCTTGTTTCATTTGCTCAGCTTGTTTCACTATCTTACTCCACCAGTTTACAAATTTATTACTTTTTTGTGTAAACATTTTGTGGTTAAAAGACATATCTCTATAGAACTTTACTTCTATAGCAAACAAGTTTTCTTTGTGTGCTACCATTAAGTCGCCTTTTATCTTACCACTACCTGAGCCTGGGGTTTGTACAAAAGCTTCTCCTGTATATCTGTGTAACATTTCTGCTACTTTTATTTCTGCGTTATTACCTTTCTGTCTACCATTAACCAATTAACTTCTCCAGTTCTATGTAGCCGCCAATGTGCTTATCGTCTACAAGTATTTGTGGGAATGTCCTAGCACCAGGAAATAGTTCTCTAACATCAGACGCAGAAAAATCTTTGCCAATCATTTTATATGACACCTCTGTTACTTCATCTACATGGTCAGCTAAAAACTTAGCCTTCTTGCAATAAGTACAATTTGGTATACTATAAATTTCTACTTTCATTTTTTCTCCATAAGATATATATTATAACAGAAAATAAGTTTCATGTCAAGATATACTTTTGTGTTGCTATTCAAGATAACTAATGTTATCCTCTTTTGTTATTTCTATTTTCTCTAGTAGAGGGTGTGTCCAACCATGTGATACCATATAAGTATTTAAGGTTTCTTCTTTTAATAACACTTCTACTACTTTTTCTTTTCCGACTTCGTCTAACGCCTGGTTTACTTCGTCAAGGAAAAGAACATTAATTTGACTTCTACTAATTGAAGTCATTAACTTCCTAATTGATACTAGTGTTGCAATATTTACTCTGGCTAACTCGCCGCTAGAAAGAGCAAGGATGTCAATAATATTGCCATTGTCTGAGACTTCCACATTTAATTTATCATTCTCCACTACAAAATTGATGGCAAATCTACCATCACTAAACTCTGCTAGATATTCGTTTGTGAGAATCTCTAACTCTTTTACTAAACTTTCTATCTTGTACGCGAGGAGTCCATTGGTTGAGAACGCTTTTTTAAGTGTTTCAAGTACCGCCAGTTTTGTTTCTGCACTCTTAAGTTTAGACTCGCTGTTACTAAGGTCGCTCTCAAACTGTTCCGTTTGTTCAAGAATAATTCCAATTCTTGTGTTATGTCTTTCAATTTTTTCATTCTCATCTATTACCTCTTGAAAAGTTTCCCTAGCAGTGGTAATCTTTGTACGAAGTTCCGAAATCTGCTCTTGGAGTTGTTCTGCATTGAGGACTTTAGTTGGGAGTTCCCTGTCAATGTCCCTGTAGAGAGTTTCCCAAGTCTCGATGTCTTTCTTTGCTTTCCTATGTATCTCATTATCTGCCTCTGCCTCTTCTAAATTTTGTCTATCTTTTGCTGCGAATTGTTGTGTTTGTTCAACTCTTTCTGAATGTTCAGCAATCATTCTATTTACAAAGTCAATATCAATCGCACCTTCACAAGTTGGACACTCCATGTTTTCCATACCCGCTAGGTCTTGATATTTCTTCAACATTTGTTGTTCATGCATTTCTTCAGCACGCCACGTTCCTAAACCCTCCAATATAACTTTGGTATCTTTCAACTCAGGATGTAAAGCCATAAGTCTTTTGGCTTCGTGCAAATCTATTGAGTTTAACTGTTGTTTCAGATTTTCATTTAAATTTATATTTTTATTCTTTTCCGAGATATTTGCAAACTCTACTTGTAAAGAACGTAAAGATTCTTCATCTTTTTCATTAATTTTTGGTAAAATTTTCTTTTCGAGTATGGAACTATCTTCGAGAATATTGTCTGTCAACCATTTTTGAATAGTTGCAATTTTGGCTTCCTCTGTTGTTACCATACTAGATACGTTACGTACAGCTTCTTTAAAAACTTCAAAGTATGAAACATAATCGTCTAGTTTTAATAGGTCGATTAAGAACTTTTTACGGTTTGTATCTGTTGCTGTTAAAAATTGTAATGATGCATTAGTATTCTGATACACTAATTGACTAAACGTTTTAAAGTCTATACCTAAAATATCTCCTAGTGTTTTATAGGTATTAGACGCAGTGTGAGAAGATATATCCTCTCCATTTTTAGTTAATTTGCATTTGAGATTTGTACGCCTACTAACAGCAATATTATATAAATCACTGTCGACACTAAACTCAAGGCTAATATCATATCCTTTGTTAACATATCTGTTCGCTATATCTGCCTTCTTAACATTTTTACTATTTTTGTTAAATAAGACTTCCTCTAATATAAGGGGTATAGAGGATTTACCCACGCCGTTTGTTCCGACTAACTGTGTAAGAGTTGCATCTGATAAATTCAACTCATTACCTTCTCCGTACGAGAAGCAATTATCCCACTTCAGCTTCTGAAGAATAATCATTAAACACTCCTATAATTTGTCTAACTTTTTCATCATCAAGCGATAATATTTCTTGTAAATATTTTATAAGCTCTTCTGACATAGTTAAATCTCCGCTCAAATCTAATCTAGCATCAACTTCTCTACGTACTACTTTTTTGTCAAGAAGGTCTGAGTTTTTAACTTTTGCTAAATCTTGTACATCTCCTGTGACTTCATAAATAGTATGGTGAAAGTCAGTTTGTTCCATATCCGCTGGGTCTTCGATAGTCTTACGAATTAGTTGTGGTAAATCAAATTCATACCATGTCCAATCCCAGTTATCGTCTATTATTAAGTACCCAGTTTTTACAATATTTCTATGAAATGATGTTGTCATTGGACTGCCAGGATATACAATGTTTCGTTGAGTATTCTCGTGAGCATGTAAATCTCCTGCGTACACTTCCTTAAACTTATCAAATCTTTCTAGTTCTACTTCGGGCATAACATGAGGAGGTATCTCACCTCTTACATGAGTAAATAAATAGTCTGCATCTATCATTTCTATACTTTTCTTTTTATGCAAGTCTGCATAAGGTAAGATTGCCCAATCATCCTCATAGTAAGTTTCTGTTATAACTTTTACTAGAGGATTTAATTCATTTGTTACTCTCTTTAAATTATCAAAGAAAGTTTTATTTTTTCTAGTGGCTTCATGGTTGCCATCATAGATAATTGTTCTTACTTTTGTTCTTTTTACAAAATCAAAGTACAAAGTAAGCTCATCCATAGAAGGGACTCGGTCAAACAAGTCCCCGCCTATGATGTGAAGATTAACTTCATGATTATCTACAGCTTCCTGCACTTGTTCAAAGAACATTTGATAACGAGAGCAAGCCCACGCTACTGGTACGTTCTTTTGTCCTAATTTAATATGCCAATCTGCTGTAAATAAAATCATCCTAATAGTTCATCCCCAGGTGTCCATTCACACCCTGTTAATCCACCTGCTTTAATGCCTTGTAAAGTTCTAAGAACTTCATGAGCATTTCTGCCTGTGTCAAGTGCGTTAACACTTACATGTTGTATTATATCATTTCTGTCTATAATATAAGTAGCTCTAAAACATACTCCTACTTCTTCGTGAACTATTCCTAGTTTAGAAGATAGTCCTAAGCCGCAATCTGCCGCTAAGGAATGTTGTATATTTCCTATAAGTTCATTGTCTTGTTTCCAAGCTAATTTACAAAACTCATTATCACCACTAATACCAATAACATTAGCTTCTTCTACTAATATATCCATTCCAGCAATTTCTGTTGGACATATAAAAGTAAAGTCTTTTGGATAGAAGTATATAACTGTGTAATCTTTTTTCAAAGGTTCGTACTGTTCTGTGACAGATACTTGTACAAAGTTATTATCTTTGTCTACACCCTGCAGTGTAAAGGCAGGGAACTTCTCTCCTACTCCAATCATGATACGTCAAACTCCTCTGATACTTCGCTAGGTGTTTCACTACCAGAATCGTTAACTCTTCTTAGTAGTTCTAACTGAGCGTCTGCTGTTGGTCTAACAAGAATTTCGTCCATAGACTTAAGTCCTGAAGTTAATTCTTTTTCCCAATCTTCAAGTTCTCTTGGTTTACACTTTAGAACTTGTAATTGATACTCGACATTAAATACCTGCGGACCAGTTTTCTTTCTTTTGAAATGAATGTCATAACCAGTAACTGGGTCTGTTGGGTCACCCAACTCTTCCATAGCTACTATAACTTGGTCGAACAACTTTCTTTTTAAATTAAGAACTTTTACAGATTTATCAGCGTAGTCTATGCACTGAACGGCATAAGACCATCCACATTTTAAATCAGGGTAAAAGTCTCGAACATGGTCATGTTCTACATTGTTGAATGTTTCAGAGTTTCTGTCAAAAGATAAGCACTCCATAGGAATGTTTTTGCCATTTTCTCCTTTAATCCAGTACACATATCTAGGAAGTAAGTCTCCTACCAGTCTTACGTGGTGGTCTTCTCTACCTGCGTAGTTATATGTTTCTATTTTGTTTTTTTGGGCTGAGCCCTTGGTTTGGTTGAATCCAATTGCCATTTTATTTCTCCATTGTCTCCTCGAATAAAAAGTGTACCCTTCCATCTTTTAACTCAAGCAGTCTGTTATTATTTATAATTTCCTCACTAACTTCACAGTCAAAGAGGTCTAGTGTGGTGTCTTTTGTGCGGACATAGTCGTAATAGTTGCGGAATGATGCGACACCTGCATACTCCACAACCTCTCTATCACTCAATGCCCTTCCTCGTTCTAGCAAATCCTTTGGGTTTAGGATGAAGCTAGAGCCTCCGAATTTATGCTTATAAAACTTAAATGTTTTATCGTAATAATTTTTTGGTTGAATCTTGTAAGTAATGATTCTAAGTATCTGAATCATATCATCAACATTTCCGTTGCTTACTCTTATTATCTTATTCCAATTAAATAGTAACATATTATAACAAATTTTTAAGCGCGTGTCAAGAACTATTTTTCTGAGCTTTTTCAGCTTTAGCCTTTTGCATTTTTATTATAGTTTCCTCGTCAACTGTAGCATGAACATCGGCTTGCGCCATTCTTGCTATGCTACCTTTAAATACGTAACTACCACAATGCATTAGCTCTATCATAGGTAATGCCCATATGTCCATACCTAGATTTCTACAATACTCGGAGAACATGTAGTCTTCCGATAGATACCTGTTTTGGTCATTTATAATACAATCAAAGAAAGCATGAATCTTCTCATTTAAAGCAAACTCTCCTTCTCTTAAATGGTCAGGAGTATATAGTAACTCGGGGTGAGCTTCTGCATACTCTTCAAAAACACTTCTTTCTATTAACATAAATCCAGTAGCACCTTCTTTAATTTTTACTGGTTCATTGATAGGTGCTCTTCCATCAGGGTACTCATCAGGTAACGGATTAAATACCATATCCCCTCCTAATCTTTCTAGTTCCCATGGTTTTTCATCATACTCTCCTGACTTTGCTGCTTTCAATACTTTCTCCCAAGCAATAGTTTTCTTAGGATATAATGCACACATAATTCTATATAGTTCTGGTTTTTCTGTTACAATATGTAACATATACATCAAGTCCATTGCGCTCCAATGTATATCGCTATCTATAAAAAGTAAATGCGTAGCATCTGATTTTAAAAAGTTTGCTACACAATAATTCCTTGCTCTAGTAATTAAAGATTCATTAAACAAATAATAAATCTGAATAGGTATTCCGTACTGCATTGCTACATTTGTTGTGTCCATTAAAGATTTTGTGTATAGACCATGACACATACCTCCATACATTGGAGTTGCAAGAAATATCTTCATCTGCCTCATTTTTTCTAAGTTAAGTTGTACTTCTACACTCATAATATTTTTACCTCGTAATCTTGTTTTATATAGTAGCCCATTCTAGCATTTGCTTGTCGAGCTGCTGTTTTTCCTTTTAAATGTATATCAACCACTACTGGTTGTTGTTTTCCTTCTTTATCTCTTATAACCCTACCAATTAACTGTGTAAGAAGGGGGTCATTATTGACTGGAGTACCTAGTACTAGGCAACTCAAATCATTCAAAGATATGCCTTCAGAAAAGATTGACTGTGTTCCAAATAAAATATTTTTATCTTCTTTTATTAGTTGCATAGTATTTTCTCTTTCTTCAAAATCCATATCTCCAGTGATTGATACTGCATTATCCCCGCACAATCTTGCACAGGCTTTTAGAAATGCAACTCTATCTGATACTACTAATACTTTGTGCCCTAGTGCTGCATACTTTGATGCAATCAGAGCTACGCTATGTACATATTCTTCATTGTACGCTAGATGATTTATACGTTCTGCCCATGGAGTATACGCCCCATCAAGAAATATTACATCTGACTTTACAATATGAATCTTTGGTATTAAATAGTTCTCTTTAGGCGGTTTAAATACATTGTGCCCAAAGTAATCTCTAAACACCACATGACGCCCATCTTTTCGTTCTAGTGTTCCTGTGAGGCCTATCTTATAACGAGCAGGCATTTCATCTACAATTCGTGTAAAAGTTGGACTGCTGACGTGGTGCATTTCATCTAAAATAACTGTCCCGAATATCTTTTTAATGTCAGTCATTTTTCGGTATAAACTCTGAATATTCCCAATAACTATAGGAGCATTAGTGTTAAAGTCTCCACTACCTATTCTGCCTGGTTTAATTCCAAAGCATTTTTCTACCTCTTTTTCCCACTGATTTCTTAAGTTAGTTGTGTGGGTAACAACTAATGTTTTCTGACCAAGCTTCGCTGCGATAGCTAAACCTGTAAATGTCTTGCCCCAACTTACCCATGCGTTTACTATAGCATTGTCATCTATCTCGTCATGAACCGCTTTTTGGGAAGGTCGTAAATCAAACTTAAAATCTGCATGTTCTGTTGGTGAGGTAACACGCTTATCGATTACTTCGTAATCATCTGGTATTAAATCCACTCTTCCAATAGGTATGGAGATTAAACCTTCTTTTATGTATCTAATTGTTTTAAATACTAAAGGAGGGTCTTGAGGCATACGAGCAGGAATTGTATAAGTAAGTTCCTTCTCGATAGAATTATGTGTTTCTTTATTTACTTCTAAATATATTCTGTTACTAAGAACTGCTTTCATGTATCTTATTTCTCAAATTCGTACTAGAAAAAGAGTGCTGTCTACTTGTGTAAAAAATCTCATGCAGTCCTTTGCCTGTAAAATGTCTGTCGACATAATCCTCTCCGACAAATCGAAGATGTATTTCTGTAGCCTCTAGTAAGTCTAGTAGACTTTGTTCTGTATCATATGGAATAATTTCGTCTATGTACTTCACTGCTCGTAGTTGTATATATCTTTCAAATACAGATTGAACAGGTATATTCTTTTCTTGTCTATCTAGACTAGGGTCTGTCTGTAATCCTACTATTAAATAGTCGCAGTTTTCTTTTGCTTCTTTGAGCATTACTATATGCCCTGCATGAAGTAAGTCAAAGGCTCCACAAGTAAATCCTATTGATAACTTTTCAGTGTTTCCCAATCTTGATTCCTCCATTTTTGTTGTAATTTTTTTATATTATTGTTCCAAGGACTTGACCACCCTGTTTTTTGTTTTCTGTTTCGTACATGCTCAGGCAACATATCACCTAGTAAATCTCTTAAAATATACTTATATGTTCCTTTAGGATAATCGGGGTGTGTTTTGAACTTAATTTCTCCATCTTGCTCAAATATCCATCTTACAAAATCTTGTTGTAAAAATACAGGTCTTGACTCCATACCAAACATACCACAGGTCTGGTCAGCTGCAAGTACGTTTTGTTCTGATGTTACTAATAAATCATAAAATAAACCATTATTCCAGTGGTCTGTTTTATGCCATATTTTATTCGGAGTCCAGTTCATCTTTTCTGCTCTTTTTACTGTCTCATCATCGTACCCTTCTTCAAATCTTTTGTCGTGATGATAATATCCTGTGAATAACTCGTCTGCACTATCTCCTGTAAGTATGACCTTACACCCATCTTCAGAAGCAGTCTTTGCTAATAAAAATCTAGGTGCTTGTCTTAGTCTATCAGTCCAAGGAAAGTGAGTATAATTCATCCACATCTTACCATAATGCTCTACATTTTCTTCATGTAGAGTTGCAACTTTATATGGTATATTCCATTCTTTGCAAGTCTGTATCGCCATCTTAGATTCATTTCTAAAAGTATTATGGTCTTGTATAGACCCTTTCTTTTCATCATATGCCAATATATAAGCTGTAAGGTCTAATCCCATATCTTTTACAGCTGCCAAAGCAAACGTACTATCTAGTCCGCCACTTAAAAATATTCCTGTTTTTTGTTTATTCTTAGCAATAGATTGTATACTTGTTATTAATTTTTCTCTAACTCTTTCCTTTTTAAATCTTCTAGATTCTATTCTATAATAATCCCATAAATTTTTATGTACTCTTTCTCCTGGATTATTTAAGTCAAACTTAAAGGTCTGACCAGGTGCTACTTTCCAAGTATTTTGGTACGGACAACTTGTTCCCTGCCATATAGGATTAAACAAGAAAGAAGGTTTGTGTTTTTCATCAACTTTTTTATGTACCATACTTCTTAAACTTGTACTAAACATCCACTCTGTTGGAGATAGCATTTGAAACCATAGAGGCTTAGCACCAAAGTGGTCTCTTGTTACTAGTAGTTCGTTCTTCTCTATATTTAGATATGCAACTGCGCCATGCCAATTATTATACTCTAAGAAACGTATGCCATATCTATCCATACCTTCTCCTAGCCAAGCAGTATCATTCTCTATTGGACAGTTATACATTTCGCCATTGAATACTAATACATTTCCTTTCTTTGTTGTGTAAGGCTGTATTGTTTTACTACCATTTATATCTAGCAAAACATGTCCCATTTCTAATCCTTGACCTTTCCACATAGAAACCGCGTCAGGGCCTCGATGCCTTTGTCTGATAAGTGCTTCTCTAACTACACCTGATTTATTTGATACTACGAATCCGCACATTAGTCAATGTCCACCATGGTTTTCCATTCTAGTATTGTCGTAAGGAGTAAGTCTTCCCATTTCTGAAACTCTACATCCCATACTATAAGTCTATCTCCAGACTGTCTAGATATATGATTAGGTAAAGGTAAATAGTTTTTAGAAAGAGTGTATTCTCTATTGTATATTTCTCCACTTTTTAGAGATTCAAAAGTTATCAAAACTATTCTACTCTCTAATTTCTTTTTTAATTTTTCAATGTCTACCATATTATTCTCCAGGTGGCCAATCGGGCCAGCATCGACCCATAGGGTCAGTTATTAATTCTTCTCTTTTAAATGTAAGCCAACGAGGCTCTTCATATCCTGGTGGTTTTTCGTACCAAATATCAAATGCCATACTGATTCTGTGTGTTTTTGTTTTATTCACAGGAACTGCGTGAGGGAATCTACAATCAAAAAATGTTAATGTACCTGGTGTATTTTCTACTGTACCTATTCCTTCATACCAAGTACCTGGTTTTGTATTTCCTGATATAAATAAGTTTGCGGCATAAAATTTATTGTGACTTTTCATTCCTGCATGAACATGTTTACTTAATTTTTCCCCTTCTCTTACTATGTTACACCAACATTGAATATACAATTCATTATAAGATTCTAGTGCTTTCATATTAAAAAATCTATCAGGTAAGTCTAATGAAGCAACTGCATCATTTTGTAACCAGTTATATACATGATACTGACTTGTAAGTGCAGGATAAAATCTATGTATATTATCATTTGGTATACCTAATATTTGGTCTTCGTCTCTTTCAATGACTTCTTCTAGTCTTTGTACTTCATAAGGATTGACAAAGTTATGTATATTTAAATGTATCATACGTTTCTTTTTCTGTTTTTCTTTTTAGTTTCGCTATATTCCCATAAAGTCCAAGGCATATTTTTTACATACAAAACTCCGCACCATTTTGCATTAGTTGGTTGCGGAGTAAGTGTCTTTAATGTTATAGCCAAGTCACGACATCTTATGGTTCTAATACCTTGTTTTTCTTTTATAGAAGCTATCTTATGATATTTTATTGTTCCTATTGGTTTTAACTCTTTATAATAATATGTACCTTCGGTATCTATAAAATGCTTCCCTCTATGTTTATATACATTACTAGGTTCGTTTATTTGTCTATGTAAAGGATATAAACTTTTCATTGGTGTTTGTAGCCTTCTATGTCCTATAGTTTTTCCTAACATATTTCTATCATCTACTACTTCGTCATTAATCCATACTAAACCATCTACTAGTTCTGGTTCTTCTGAAAGAACATACATAGGAAACTTACATAACGTCAATGTTGTCTGTACGTACATTGCCACCAAAAACCTCTTGTGTTGTTACTACTTTTCTTTGAACTTGACTTTTACCCCAATATTTATCATACCCTAACTTTAATGCTTCAAACTTTAAATTTGTGTATACTGCTAAGTGAGGCCCGACAATATCTATAGGTTTAGTTACATCACATATTGCGGAATGTACTTTCCATCCATTTATACTTACATGAAAAGGGTCAAAACCCCAAACATATACTGATTTCCAGTTAGGGCCTGACACAGTTGTTTTGTCATTTACTATTTGCATTATTCCTAATTTATATTTTTTCTCTTTAAGCGCATTATCAAATACTGTTAAAAGAGGTTGCATAAACTCACTTATGTTTGGGTCTTTTAGAGTCGTTTGTTTACGACCACACTTTTCCCATACATCTTTCATATAGTCAGTATCACAATACCAATTTATCTCATGAAATGCCATATAATTTCTCAAACTTTCCTAATGAATAGTCGTCTGCAACATCAAAGTCACATCCAACTGGAGCGCCTGGGATTGATAATCCTCTATCTTTTTGTATAAACTCTTGAAGCTTTTCTGAATAATGTTCTATCTCATCTTCAGGCACTTCTGCTAGTACGGAATCGTGAACAAGTGCAAATATCTTCGCTTTCATACCTGTCTTTTCTATATATCTTTGCATATCTATACCGCCCATAAGGTTAATATCAGATGCAACAGATTGTACTAAGAAGTTGATTCCACTACGCACTTCATGTGAGGCGATTCCTTTGTCCTGTGAATGGACATCAGGTAATCTTCTCTTTCTGCCAAACCTACTGTAAACAAATCCATTCGCTTGAATAAATTTCTTTTGGTTGTCTAGCCATTCACGAAGTTTAGGGAACGCCTCGAAATAATCTTTGATAGTATTTGCTGCGTCTTGCATACTGAAGTATTCTCCACTATCCTTTGTTACTTGTTCACTAATCTTTTTCGGTCCCGCTCCATACATGATACCAAAGGTAACAGCTTTTGCTTGTTGTCTTTGTGCACCAAAGTTTGTTGCTATGTCGTCAACATCCCCTGGCAGTCTGAATACTTGTTTCGCAATCGTACTATGAAAATTACCACCAGACTTAAATACATTCATAAGTCCTTTGTCATCTGCAAGTACAGCCGCACAGTATACCTCTGCTGTTGTTAAGTCCATCGCAACTATTTTGTTTCCAGCTTTTGCTTTGATACAACCTTTTACGGTGGGATTATCTCTTGGAAGCTGTTGCATATTCAGTTTACCACTACTACTCAATCTACCACTGGTTGTACCATGAAGATTGAAACCTGTACGAAGTCTACCATCTCTATCTAGGTTTGGTATAATTTTATCAAGATATGTATTCTTAATTTTAACTTTTTGACGAACTTCAAGAATATGTTTTGGTACTCCATGTTCTTCTGCAAGATTACCAAGTACTTCAGCATCTGTGCTGAGTGCACCCGTTGCGGTTTTCTTGTCAGATTTAAGTCCACAATAATCAAATAATAAAGTTCTAAGTTGTAGTGTACTATTTGGATTGAATCCTTGATTATCTGCAATAAATCTTTTTACTTCAGGAAACTCATTCAAAGCTTGAACTGCTGTGTCAATGTCTTCGCCCATACGCTTCTGTCCAAATTCTAGACGAGTCTTGTCGAATGGAACACCATTGCTCTCAATACATTTTAGAAATCTACAACCTTCTATTAATATTCTTTTGTATACTCCATATAGTTTGTCATTTGTTTTCAATGCTTTTTCAAACTTTTCAAATAGTAAGTACGTTACAATAGCGTCCATACCAGCATAGTTCTGCATAACATCAAAGGGAACCATACTATAATCAAATGAATCTTTGAGTATACCTGTTCTTTTCTTGAAGTCTGCAATCCAGTTTGAGAGTTCTGCTTCATAGTCTCCATATGGAGTATGCTTGATTGCTAGTGTCTTCAAGCCATGTGTGCCTGGTCTTTCATCAAACATATAGTGCATAAGCATAGTGTCTTCAAACTGTGGAAACTCAAAGTTGAAATGATACTCAAACCATTGTAAGTCAAACTTTGCATTATGAAAGACGACTCTTTTCTTGTTGAATATTTCCTGCATGAGTCTTTCTGATTCTTCATCCATGCAATCACAGTCTCCATAGATACCATGCTCAGGTTCATATGACATAGAGAATCCTAGCATATAGCCATCACGACAATATAGTGCTGAAGTCTCTGAGTCAAGTGCAATAAAATCGCCTGGTGCATCTAGTGCTTTCTGTAACCAAGCGTTTAATTCTTCTGTGTCTTGTATGCCATAACATTTATCTTTTGGTATGGTCATTTGTTGTAGTTCTCCGCTAACATATCCCGTTATGCTCTCAACGGCTTCCTCGAACGACTTCTTTGCTTCTGGTCTGAACTTTATCATTGCGGGATTGATTATTGCCAAAAACTTAGAATCAACAACTTTTCCATTGTACTCAGTTATTGATGTCTTTTTTGTAAACATTTTGAAAGGTTCGGAACCCACAACTATGAGCCATTCGTACGCATCAATATCGATTTCGATATCAACATCTCTTTTCAAAATTTTCTTCTTTGAACTATCTGAACACAGGGCAAACCTATCGAATTCAAACTCAAAGTATTTATTCCAGTTCGTGCTGGACATTGTTGTTTCTATTAGTGCTACATTAGCCATATAATTTTTCCTTTAATCTTTCTATCTCTGGTCTTGTTAAGTTGCCAGGGTCTATGTTATCTCGTAATTTTACTACTCTTGCAGACATCTCTAGTTTCTCTGCAAGGTCTTTGGCTTTCTCACCAGCCTGCCTTCCTGCTTCATCTCCATCAAACATGATATCTATACCAGTTATCCCTTGGAGTTTTAATAAACTAAGCTTAACCCAGTTTACCTGCTGTGTACCAAAACAACATACAGTATTCTTGAGCCCTTTATCCCATAAGTTAAGTGCATCAAAGATTCCTTCTACAAGGATAACTCTGTTTTGTATTGGTTTTACCTTAGCGGGACAGAAAGGCATTTCCACTCCGTTAGGGTAAATGTAATATTTGTTAGGATTGAAGTCATCTATGCTTCTGCCTATTAAAGCCACCGTCTTGCCTGTGATATCTCGTATCGGAAAGATGATGCGATTCTCAAACTTAGGAACGTTCCATGTGAACGCATCCCATTTAGCGAGAGTTTCTTCGGAAATATTCCGAATACCACCACCTTTCCACGATAGTCTATCCTTTGGGAGTTGGATACCGACAGTTGCTGACCTGACTTTGTTGATTGATTCTTTAATTCTGTGCATACGAACTTCTAGTGGAGAAGCAGGTGCACCAAAGTATGTAAACAGATTACCTTTATAACCGCATGAGAAACAATTGAACACGCCAGTTACCCTATCTATACGCATAGACGGATTACTGTCATCATGTTCTGGATTAAGGCAAGACACTACGGCATCTTGTCCGCTTATGCGATAATCAATTTTCTTCTCTCTTAATAAGTCTTCTGCTATCATAATTAAATATATTATATCAAAATTTTAAGGATTTGTCAAGAACTATTTTTGGCATAACCAACTTGTATCTGCAAACGTATCAACTTGAGGAAATACGTTATCTACTGCAGCGCATACTTCGGGCCAGTGGTGTTTGTTGTAATCATGTCCACCGATATACCCGCCAGGTTTTACTTTTGGAAAGTATTGTTTTATGTCTCTTGCTACATTTTCTCCGCTGTGGTCTCCATCAATATATACAAAGTCGTATTGGTTGTTGTCAAACCTATTGTGAATGTCTTGACTGTAATGTTTGTGTAGTTTTATATAATCCCAATATCGAACATTTACTTTGTACTGCATTTCTACTTCATAACTACCTGGCCAATAATAAGGGTCAATCGTATCAATACTTATGAACTTACCACTAGAGGCAAACATTGATGTACTTTCTCCAGCATATGTTCCTATCTCTATCATCTTTCCTTGCTGTATTTGCAACTTAGCTATTAAATGACATAAACCCATCCAATGATGATTAAACTTATTGTTTACCCACTTCGGGTCTGGGGCAAATCTCATACCTCCATTTAATTTTTCATACTCACTCATAGTATATTATAGTACTCCTCGAAGTAAGATAGATTGTCTTTGTACCAATCTATTGTAATTGGAATAGATATATCAGGGTTTAATGAATGTTTCCAACCTAAGTCTCTTTGAATATCAGTTGGATTATATGGATATATTGTATCGTTATATATTCTGTCTTCTGTTGTTTGTATTATTTCGTGTCCTATATCTAAGTGGTCGCAAATCATTTCTGCAATATCTAAGTTAGAGTAGACTTCAGGATGTCCGATGTTATATATCTTGTGATTGTAGTCACTCTTAGAAATTAACCACAGAGCTTCTGCAGCATCTTTTACCCACAGATATCTTCTCTCAGCTTCTCCTTTGCCGTGCAAAGTTATATTCCTACCCGTTAGGGCTTGGAGAGAAAACCTTGGTATTATATTTCTTATAAACTGACGAGGTCCGATTATATTATTAGACCTTAGAGTATTTATCTTCATGTCAGGATACATATGTTTGAAACTATTAACTAACATATCTGCAGCTGCTTTTGTTGCACTATAAGGATTAGTTGGGTCTAGTTTTGTATTCTCATCTATTACATTTGTAGAACCATATACTTCATCAGTACTCATAACTGTTAGACTTTTTACTTCATTTTTCAAGCAAGAGTTTAAAACACTATGTGTTCCTAGTACATTACTGATTGTTGTTTCCATAGGACTGATGTATGATAAATCTACATGAGGTTGAGCTGCAAGATGAAATACTACATCATCTTTCTGTAAAATCTTCATCATTATATTTGCATCTGCTATATCAACTAAGTAGTAAGTGTACTCATTCGTATTTAAGTTGTGAGTTTTACTGTGGTTAGATATTTTATCTACAATAACTATTTCATCATTCACTCTATCTTTTAAGTGTTCTGCTAAGTGAGAGCCAATAAACCCTCCGCCTCCTGTAATTACATATCTCATTGTTTATGTTTCCATCCTTCTAGTTCATCGCCTATCTTTTCAAACTCTTTATAATCTGTTCCCATAGAGTCTACACCATTCTCCTCGTAATACATTGACTTCCATACTAATTCTAGCATTTGGAAATAGATTGCTACTATTCTGTTTCTTTCTTCTGTCTGACCCCATAGATAGAATACTAACCACCATTCTTTATCGAATCGGCATACTCTTATCTCTTGCCCATGTAGGGCAGGGAGTTCCTGAAGACATCTCATCCTCTGACTCCCTGCTATGGGGTACCAGTTTGGCATACAGAGTATGGGAGATTTTACTCCGTCTTCTGCCAAACTTTCCCTTAACTTTTCATTTATTGGAACATTCTGTATGTTCTCTTTTACTTTTTCTTGTTCTAGCAACCATCCAACCGTTCTTACATACCAAGTATGTGGAGGTAATGGTACTAGTTCTGCTGTTTCTCTACTTATTCTGTCGTACGCCATGGTGTCTCCTTTGGTAATCTTAATCTTAACTCAGGATTAAACATTTTTTCATAGTAATCCTCTAATCCTAAATTAAATTTTTTGTTTGTTTTTAAAAATCTTTCTTCGTCTGTATACAAATCTTCATAATACAATATAGGTATTTCCATACGCCTAGATACTTCTTCTACTAATCTGAAAGAGTCTAGACATAAATTTAAAATCCACTGAGAATCTTTAGTAAACGGAACATCTCTATCTTCATAGTAAGAACTGTAACTCCATTCATAATTACTAGAAGCAGTTCTATGATATTGAGCTAGTAAATGACTTCTAAAACAATCTGCAAAATCTTGTCTAGATAATAGTATTGTTCTATCAAACTCTCTCATATATTTTAAATAGAAATGTAACTTTTCTTGAAAACCATGATGTTTTAAATATACTTCATGATAAAATCTCATAGGGTCTTTGCCCATTCTTTCATTTGCCATATTATTTGGAAACTGTGTATAATGAGACAAACATTTTACTACTTTTCTATCAGGTACATTTCTCCAATGTTCAACTCGTTCTGGAAAAGTGAATCCATCTACTTTCATGTTTTGGTATCTACGTTCCCAGTTAAAAGGCTCAGAAATTCCTCCTAAACCATATCTTTCACATAAAGCTCCCATCAATCTACTACTACCTGTTCTACCAGGACTTAACAATAGTAATTTATTATAATCCCTCATTCATTTCCTTGTATTTTTGATTCCATTCATCTTCATAAATCTTTCTAAATTCTTCTAGTGTAGGAAACGGTACTTCTATTCCTTGTCTGTTTGATACTATTAAACTCTGTAGATACGTTGTATAAGCTACTTTTAATTGTGTTTCTGTGTACAAAATCATTTCCACTCCCATCCTTCTTCGATTGAAGACTGACATCCTTGGATATAATCTCTATCTTCTTCTGAGAGAACTGACCAAAATTTGCTGATAGTTAGCGTATATTCCATGCACCCGTTGGGGTCTGATAGGTGTATATTATTTTCCATCATGAATTGTAATACATCTAATCTTTTCTGTATTTTATCCTTAAATGTCATATGCGCTTTCTCCTGTACTCATTGCCTCTTTCATTTCGGCTCTTTCGTCTGGGTCTATTTCAGTCTGAGGGCCGATTCTCAAACTATCCCAGTTCATAGAAGAAACAAACCCTTCTACTTTTCCATTTCTCATCTTATCACATTTCAACTTAATTGCTGGTTCTGTATCGCCCCAATGCTGAATACTGTAGGCAGCATCAACTGCATCAAGGATACCCTTGGCGAATCGTGCTTCTCCTTTTTCGTTTGTTTGAAATGCTGAAAGAACAAGGACATTGTTCTCTTGGGCTAGTGATTTTAACCCTTTGGATATCTCTATTTGTTCAGTCCATTCGTACTGACCACCACGACTGGGAGCGTTGTGGCGTCTGACTTGGTTTAGGTAATCCACAATAACTATGCCAAGGTCTGGAGTATTCGCAACCTTCTGTCTTACTACACTAATAATTTTAGCTAGTGTAAGACTTGGGTCATAGTAGATGTCTATTTGAGGAACATCTGTGCGCAAAGGATTACGAGTCAACTGATAATGGAACTTATCAAAATCTTCGTGTTCATTGAATCCTTTCCTAGCTTCATCTCCATTCTCGAATCTTCCTGCCCACCAATCAGCTACTTTATGCCACTCCATAGGAGATAGATTTTTAGTATTGATTCGTTTGATAGGAATATTACATGCCATAGCACAGACTCTTTGAAGAATCTGTCTTGGTTCCATTTCGATTGTAAAGTACAAAGACGACTTACCTTTTTCGGCTGCCGATACTGCAACATTACAACAAGTAAATGATTTACCTCCACCACGACTTCCGCCAACAACGACCAGGTCTTTGGGAGAGAATTTATAGTCAAAATCATATTCGTGATTAAGACCCAGAGGTAGATACTTAGCGTAATCTTCCTCACTATCAAATAGCTCGATAGAATCCATACTTTCGTTTTCGTCGTTGGTTTCTACCCTATCTTCTACTTGTACTACAATCTCTTGCAACAAGTCAATGTTCTCACGAGCATCGCCGATAGCTATTTGGTTTTCTACAAAAGATTCGATTCTCGTAAGAATCTCACTTTGTGTAAATTGATTTTTTAGATAATCTAATAATAATTCTGAGGGAACATCTGTTTCTACTGTTTCAATAGCATATATCTTTTCCTGAAGTTCTCTTGAACGAACCTCTAGTTTTAAGTCTTCAAATGTAGGCAAGTCATGATACTTATGTACGTGTTTGTCTACTATCTTCCACAGTTTTCGGTATTCACCTTCAGGGAAGTAGTGTTCTTTTAACCCGTTCCAAGTATTAAAATCACCATTCGCAAGTATTTGCTTAAGTAATGCACTTTCTAATGTCAATTGAATCTCCCAAAACAATTATTAAGTTATAAAAAAGGCGAGGCAATCCCGAAGGAAAGCTCGCCCGCGAAGTATAGGTATTAGCCTATTTCTTTTTTAGCAGCTCCGTTATAGTCTGAGCACTGTAAGCCTCTTCTAGTAAGCATTGTTTTCACGCCTCTTACTGTTTTGCCGATTTCATCAGCAATTTCTTCAACAGTCATGCCGTCAATGTCGACACCTGCTAAAGGGTCAGCTTTGCTTGAACCTTTGGTTTCTTTCTGCTTAGGAATAGCATTGATTTCACCAGCTCTTAAGAGTGATAAAGCTTTTCCTCTGATTGAGTTAACACTTCTGCCTAAAGCTTCTGCGATATCCTCAATAAACGCACCATCATTAACTAATGATACGAACTGTCCTTCTTCCTGTTCGTTATAAGACTTAACAGTCTCAACTTTAGGTGCAGGTTTAACATGTTCTGTTAACTGCATAGAAAGGATTTTACCTTGAATTGACTTAGCTGAAAAAGCTCCGCCTTCAAAGTTTGATGCAATTTCTGCATATGTGTAAGAACCACTGTTGTCTTGCACAAAGTTTGCAAGAGTTGATTCTTGCTCATCTGAGAAAGATTTAGTTGCTGAAGCTGAAGCTAGTTCAACATCAAAACCCATCTTTCTTAGTTTTGAACTAACACTTCTTACTGAAGTTTCTAGTTCTTCTGCAGCGTTAGCTACAGTTGCCTGTGATACAGGGCTTTCTCCACCGATGAAGTCTGTCAATTGTTGAGTTCTTTCATCTGTCCATTTTGGTAATGCCATTTTAATATTCCTCTATTAAATGTTTTATATTTGTTATTATTAAAACACCTCGGTCACGAGCTGTCTGTGTTTTTGCTGACTCAATGCCTGACTCATTTATAAGATGAGTACATTCTTTTGTCAGACTTGATTTTACTACAAATCCGTATGACTCTAGTACTTGCGTAGCATGAGCCTTTGTAGGGTAGCTTTTTAACTTACCTGATATACATACAACACCTGTGACCTCTTTCTTTTTATTAATTTTATTATTCCAATTGAAGGGTAACGTGTCTTTGTATCTGTTAGGATAAAATTCAGTCTCCATAAAGTTTACCAAGTTAGCTGATGCTTTTGGTCCGATACCTGCCTCAGTACAACTGTTCTCGCTAATATCTTCGATGTTTGATATTGTATCGCATAATTTTTGAGAAGCCGACCGACCAATAAGTGGTATTGAGAAAGCAGGCAGAATATCTACCAGCTTGCTACTCTTTGACTTTTCTAGTTCATCAATGAGTTTCTCAGCTAATCTTTGAGACCCTAATCTATCTTGTACGTCAGATACAGTAAGTTCATAAAGCTCGGGCAATGATTCAACACCTAACTTATTGATAGTTGCTGGCCCAAGCCCTTTAATTTTAAGAGAAGATGAAAAGGACTCTAACTTTTTACTCCACTGCGCAGGACACTTCGTGTTTCTGCAGAACAACTGCTCGTTTACTAACTCCAGTATGGAGTCACAGCAAGGACAGTTAGTCGGTGGTATAATTGTTGTCATTTCTTTTCTCTCTCAAATATATAATATATTATACAAAAAGTTTAACCTCATGTCAAGAACTTTTTTTGATGAGGTAACGGAAAAACACCAAACCAAATTTTTAATCTTCCTCATAGATATGAGTTTCCATTTCAATGTTTCTGTGTTTATAGTAAAAGTATATCGCTTTTACTTTTTTAACTAATCTGTTTATCCAATTCTTTATCATAAATATCCTTTATTATTCTGTCAGCCATTAGTTGGTGACCATCCTCAAGTGGGTGGTCTTTTGGGCCAAATGCTGCTTTGTGTCTTTGACACATGGTATAGAAGTCTTCTGTTTTTAACTCAGGTATCAATTCCAACCACTGTTGTCTACTTAACGAAGTCTCTTCCCATATAATGTTCGTAGCTTCGTAATACTTTTCATCTAGTGTATGTAATGCATGGGTCAATTGTCCCTTAGATACAAAATAATGTAAGCTAGGTATATCTAGTGCCTTACAATATTTTTTCATTGCATTAATAAAAGTAAGCGTTTGTATTAGGTTATACCTTATGTTTCTCACATAAATTCCATAATTCGACAAACCTAAATGATGTTGTCTAGTCATATCTGGATGTTTCACTATTTGACTAAACTCAGGATTGATTTGAAGTTTTCTTCTATCAAAACCGAATGAAGACCACCCAGCATTTCTCCATAAATTTCCTTCAGCTAAATACTCGAATCTGTTTGGAGTTGTCCAAACAAATACAGCAAGTGTTGGTTTATGAGTTGCTAAATAATGTGTTGATGTTCTAAATATTCTTTCATTACTTCCACCTACTTTAGATTGTTTTCTGCATTTTACGTTAAAGTGTTTACTTACTAAATGCGGAAATCCATCTTCCATCGGATGTACTAACTCCATTCCTTGTACAAAACTGCACCCATTCCAATATATCATAAAACTTTTACTTTATACCTCTCTTCAAATTGCTGGGCATGTTCCCATGTATTTACCATTGGCTGTCCTTTTATATTTAAACTTGTATTCAATAACATTGGTACTTTAGTAAGTTCGTACCATTCTTCTAGTATAGGTCGTAGTATTGACTTAGAGTCTTTTCTAACCACTTGTACTCTTGCTGTTCCGTCAACGTGAGTGACTGAGTTGTAATCATGTTTAGCTTTCGCAACATATTGCATATACTCATTGCAATGCCCTTCAAAGTATTCATCTACAAACTCCTCCAATATCGCGGGAGCGAAGGGTCTAAACTTTTGCCGTTTCTTAACATCATTGACTGTGTCTTTGATGTCATAACGACAGTCACCAAGAAGACTACGATTACCCAGCGCACGAGGTCCAAATTCTGCTTTTCCATTTGCTACTCCACATAGTCTATTGTTACTTAGTTCTCTTACTACATCTAAAGGATTTATATTTCTTTGTATATTATATCCTAAAAACATATCTTTAAATTCTACTCGCCTTTTTGTATGTGCTAGTATGCAACCTAGTGCACTACCTGCATCCCCTGGATTTGGAAATATCCACATATTTTTAAACTTCTTACGAATCTTAGAGTTTGCTACACAGTTCAGTGCAACTCCTCCACCATACGCAACGTTATCTCCATACCTTGCGGCTCTATCGAATATCTGTTCGATTTCATACTCTAAATGTAGCTGTGCTGAGGCAGCGATGTCCTCAGGTGCTCTAAACATCCACTTTTTCCAAGGGATGCCTTTGTGTAAATTTGTATGTATAATATCACTCATATTTATACAAGGACTACCATACGCAGCCATACCCATAGTTATGTACTCATCTTCATTAGGTTTAAGTCCTATACGTTTAGTTATAGCACTATAAAATAATCCTAATGACCAAGGGTATTCTCGACTCCATACTTTTTCTCCATCAACCCATATACTTGCTGTATCATACTCTCCAATCGCATCAATTACTACTGTAGCATCTGGTACGAAAGGCGCTGTATAATACGCTGCAGCCATATGGCTTTCATGGTGTTTCATGTGAGTGTGTATATATTGACCAGCAGAACTAGGTAACATTCCGTATTTCTTTCTACGTTCATTCTTTAATTTAGTATCTTCGTAGAATATGGTTGTAGTATTTGCTGTTAACTTTCTTAAGTTTAAAGGTAGACGTTTATCATTTTTGACACGAGTGTACCTCTCCGCTTGTGCGGCAAAGAGTATTTGGTTTCCTTCTACGACTGCAATAGATGCATCGTGAAACCCTTCACTAATCCCTGTAAATTTCATCTTTCTTGGGGAAGCTGTGTAAGATTTTCGAGTCCATTGTAAAGCATTCCGTATGCCCTCCAAAATGGTGGGCGGTTTTGTGTCTGTCATTCTTGTACATTTTGTGTAGTTTCTGTTCCCATCTCCAACAGTTGTATATCGTTCCTGTCCAAATCCTCTGTATTCTGATGTCGTAGTTTGTAAATCCACGCCCTCGTTTTACTACGTCTTTGAATGTTCGCCCTTTTGCGATTCCGACTTTTATTGTTTCTCGTTCCCATGTTGCCTTATTTACTAGCACTATCCCATAGAGGACGCCTTCTTTTTCTTTTTCCCACGGATGGTTTTCAAAAAAAGTTTTATTATATACTCCACCACCCATGTATTATACTCGTTTTACAATTCGAGGTATGATTTCTCCACTACGAATAACTTCTACATTACACCCTATCTCTAGGTCTAGTGCTTCGATATATCCGATATTGTGTAAGGTGGCACGGCTAACTGTTGCCTCTCCTATCACACATGGCTCTAAGATTGCGACTGGTGAAACAGCACCTGACTTCCCGACATTCCATTCAACATCTAAGAGTCGAGTAACTACTCCTGCCTGTCTTGTCTTCAGAGCGAAAGCTCCTCTTGGATGGTGTGAGGTGTGGCCTAATGTTTCAAAATATATATTAGAGTCGACCCTTACAACTTTACCATCGTGAGGAAATTCAGTCCAATCACTTTCTGTGACAGTGTTAAATCCCATATCTTTTACCATAGTCATATCTTCAATCCAATCAACACAAATTGCTGGTTGAATACCATAAGATATAAATGTAAGATTACGAGATTTAAATTCTTCTAAGTCCTTTAGATTCAAAGCACCACTCGCATAGTTTCTAGCGTTTGGTATTTCTTTTGGTGCAACGACTTCTCCAGTAATCTGTTTCAGTCCTTTACTCCATATTTGATTTGGTACTAAAGTTTTCATTTTTCCAGTAATATCTAATCCTTCTCTGCCATCTCCACGAGTTAATGCCTGTGTTAGTTCGCCATCTATGTATGTAATAGACACAGCTGCGCCATCCAACTTGGCAGTCATAATGTGTGGTTGTTTGGAATCCCAATCTGGTTCTTTATCTTCTCCGATAAAGACTTTCTGTAATGAATACATTGGGTAAGGATGTTTGAATCGTGAATCTAGAGGTGCAAAGCCGCGAAAGCATGTGTCTTGAGGTTTATATCCTACTTGTGTTTCTAATGCGGTATTCTCTACGAGTCTATCGTATACTTCGTCAGGTAATATAGGATTACCCTCTGCATACTTCTGATTACATAATTCTAGGTATTCTGTCTTATTCATAGATATATTATACAGAATTTTTAAGGATTTGTCAAGTATTATTTTTTAGAGCTATAGGTATATCTTATCGAGAACTTCTTTGAAATGAGTTTCTAGCACTCCTTTGACCTCTGATATTGAAAGAATCTCAACCAACGCCTCAAATAGTCCACGACTATTATTAAAGTCTAAAGGCATGGCAATGCCGTCCTTGGTAGGTTTCCATTCTTCATCAAAGTCTTGATAATACTTTCTAATATGTAGATACTCTGTTCCACGAAAAGTATTTATCATAACGAATACTTTTTCAGATTTTGCTTCGTTATAACTTATTTCTTTTTCATAGACAGCTGGTGCTTCATGTAGTTCTATCATTTTTCAATATCCTTGATAGAGGTACAATAGAAGTTACATTGTCAGGGACTAACAATCTATAAGAGTCAGTATCCCAACAAAATAATAATACTTGTTTATTATTTGGTTTTGCTCTATTTCTTTTAGATTGTATATACTTATTGTCAAAGTCACTCGTGCATACGTTATATTTTAGCCTACGACTGTTTTGACTTCTGTATGTGACGATTGCATCCCCAGCATCGTCTAATTTTCTAACAAAATCTTCTTTCTTCATGTGATTCCTGTTGGTAGGTTAATATCTATTACCGTCCAATCATGGTGTCACTCTGTAAGGTGATTCCTTTAGATGTAAAAAAGTGCGGACAGTCCGAAGACTGCCCACATTCCAGGGGTATTAATCGTTAAGTTTGTTGATTAAGTTAGTGAAGTATACTGCTGCTTTACCTGTAAGTTTACTTACAATAGCACTATCTGCTTCTTCGCCCATATCACTAATAGCTTTAATCAAACCATCTTGTGCAGCTGCGACATTTACTCTGCCACCGCCTCCACCTGATGAGGATTTGACTGCTGGTGTTTTCTTAACATAAACACCTGCTTTTGTTAGAATCATTCTGACACCATTTGGGCTCTCGCCTAATTCTTCAGCAATCATCTGTACAACTTCCATGCTATTCTCTGGAGTTGGTTCTTCAGCAGTATACATTTCAACTGCTTGTTCTTTACTTTCGTCTGTCCACGCCATGTTTCTTTTCCTTTTTAATGTGTAGTTTTGTTTGTATTCGGCAAGAGTTGAGGTATTACGATAACCTGGAGCCCAACCTGTGGTCTCTAGCATTTGTTGGTAAAATCTGTCACTCATTGCTTATTTCCTTAATATAAATATATTATACAAGAATTTTAAGCATGAGTCAAGAACTATTTTTTAGTAGCTAAAACCGTAGGTAAGTATATCATCTTTGAATACTTCAGTAATTACTTGTTTACTTTTTAAAGTGTACCAACTTCTCCAGTCCGTTATTGTTTTTTGACCTTGCATAACTGATGTATCTTTTACATCTAGCTTTAAATTTTTTAATTCATTTTCCCAGTCATCAAATGCAATTAGTTCTATACATTGTTTATAAGCCTCTACTTGACTAACTAAATTATTTTCTTGAATCCACTTATCAAACCCAATCCAATTTAGTCCGTGCATATAATGAAAGACAGCACGTTCATAAGGGTTTCTTATGACACCTATCTTTGTACTCCCTATTTCTAGTATTAGTACTTGATTCATCTTTTAAGCAACTTGCGTAAAGCTTGTAGCTTTTCATCAGCACTTGCAAGTTGTTCTACCCACTTATCAAACTCAGGTAATAAATCAGAGTGTTCTCCAATACCTACTGAGTTTTGAAAGTATGTTTGTAGCACTGCTTGTGCTTCTTTAATCTGTGCTATATACTTTGCTTCGAGTGCATCGTAGTAGGGGTTTCCTATATACGCCATTATTCTTCTCCTAATAATCCTTTCAGAAATCCATTCTGATATCTAATCCTGTGATTCTCACTTAGCATAGCTGGTAGTGAAAATGGTACTAGCAAGATAGCGAAGATAAATACTACGCTGTAGGAAACAAACCATTGTTTTCTTACTATATGCCCATGAGGTACTCTCCTCATTACGGGATAATAAATTGTGTAAAGTTGTAATAACCATGCAGAAAGCCACATGGCTATAATATATTCTGACATAAATGTCCTTATTACATATACTCTCGTAAATGTCTTAGACTGCCCATCTCATAAGATGCTAGACAATATTGTTTGCCTGCAAAACTTAGATATGGAAAGTACGTATCTTTTAAATCTTCTTGTGTACACTCTATTGTATCTACTCAATACACTCTGTACCCTCTTTCATCTGCCAATTCAGGCTTCAGTTCTCTCTTAACTATAGCAGGATAGTTTTGTCTAATTGCCCAAACTTTTTCTTCGGGTTTAAACTCCTCTGCTACACACTGTTCTGGTAACATAGCATTTCTTCTTCCTTCATAGTCTGTCATTGAGAGCTTTTGAGGTACTCCAATTCTATCAATGATACCTTTTACGAAAGCAGGAGAACGATACAACCCTTTGGCTATATCTGATATTGTAGCTCCTTCCAAGTACATCGCTACTGCGGATGAAATCTCTTGTGGTGTTGCTGCTTTACCTTTGTTCTGTGCTTTTCGTTTTGCACGAAACTCCATAGTCTCGTTAAATTCTGTTATAATATTACTTAATCTTGTTGTGTTGTAAGCAATATTTAATATACCACAAGCTTCCTTCTTGGTAATGGGTTTACTACCATCCGTTGGATTTAATAACTCAATTACCTTGGTTATATTTGCCTGTGTAAGATTTTCGTGTTTTTTCGTTCTCATATGTTGCCCCTAGTAAAATTATTCCGTAATGTAAAATCTTTAATAAGTCTGCTGTGTTCTTTCCTTCTTTCTTTCCATATCTCTGTGCATACTTTATTATGTTTCCTAGACAGAAACTTTCTCCATGCCCTGCGTCAAATATGAACTCAGTAGACTGTATTTTATTCATACTATAATGTCCACCGTACGTGGATTCAATATAGGTTTGAAGCGTTTTGAGTGCTTCGTCCTCGTTAAACTTATTGCTGTTGTATTCTGTCATCATACTCCCCTCTTTCTACCATAAAAAAGCAAACTTGTACAAGTCTGCCTGTCTTTTTGTCATAACCCCAACCTGCATTTGAAGGCGCATGCCAATATCTTGCAGGGTATACTAATGCTCTATTGTATATATTTGCTGAGAACATATGTAAATCAAAGTTAGGGTGTCCTTTCCAAACATCTTTAAATCCTGTAGAGTTATCAAAAGTCACTTCTTTTGTTTTCCAAATTGTTTTTGATTTTCTACTTCTAAAAAATGCAGTACCCGCTGTAGGGTCTGGCTCAGGGGATAGATATATAACTGCGGCATACTCTGTACCTCCAAGTCTATTCTCCCTGTCCATATAGGTTGCATCATGATGAATCCAATTTTGAGGAGACTTATCTCTAATAGTTCCTAGTGTAAACGCAGCGTTGCTAGTATTGTGAGGAAAGTTTATCATGTTTCTATTTAACATATGTGATAATTTATTCCTAACATATATCCTGTTCTCTTTCGAGAATGTTCCTCTAGTTCGCTGACCTGGGAACTTTGTTTGCATACCCATTTGACCTGGGTGAAAGAACATAGCAAGTGCCTGTTCTCTCACTTTATCAGGTTCAGGGTAGAAATTATCTTGGACTACTATTCTCACTTTTGTAATTCATTTAAAGTTTCAATACCACCAACTATTTTTAATAGATACTCTTTCTTATCAGCTAAGTCTTCTTCTAATAAATGTATCTCTTGTCTAGTCTTTGCTTGTTGTGTTTCTAAATTACTTAAAAGCATATCAGATTTAGACATAGTTTCTAGTGGCTCGTCTGTTATTCCTAGTAATTTACTAAGAGGTGTGTCTTTTGCCATGTTTTCTCACTCCATTTCCTAGGTGTACTTCGCTACCATCAGACTTTCGCATGACGATATTTCTAAAGTAGTTTCCTCTTTTTAAATATGTTTTGATAGCTTCTTCCATAGCTTTCTCGGAAGTGCCATCGTTAAATGTGAAGGTATATCCTCCAGCTTCTTTCTTAATCATTTTGCTGTTATTCTCTCCTCATAATCGGCGTAATCTTCATTCCACCAATGAGGCTTGTCTCTGTGAGACCATGCTGCAAATGTAGCTTTGTCAAGATGATAATAATCTCGATAACTCTGTATAGGATTATCGTAGTCTTTCAACTCATCTGGCATTGCCAATCCAAATTCTGTAAATCCTAGTCTGGGCATATTCTTTGGCTCAGGTAGTTTGTTTACTACTTCTACTATAGATTTGTGTTGTTTGCCATAACGATAGTGGTACTCATCATTTAACGCGTTAGCGTAACAATGAGTCCACTCAAAGTTATCCAAGCTCGACCTTACCCATATCGTACACGGATGATTATACATCATCGGTAGGTATGGCGTGAGCGGTCGCTGGTCAAGCGGTAGGTGCTTAATCTTGGCTTTCTCACTATTTAGTACCTCACGTTCGTCCTTGTCAAGCGCACGGGGTACAAAACCTAGTTTGGCATCAATCCATATCGCAGTACATAAGAGTTGTGCTGCCTCGAGAGGCATCTTTACTATGTGCTTGTCGACATGATACTCTGCGCACTTGTCTAGGTTTTCATCTAAATAAAATAAATTCATTACGCAATCCAGCATTTATACTGAGGACATTCGCCATTGTCTGACTGTATTGATGTCCCACAGTGTTTGCACTCTCCGTAATGGTATGTTTCAAACTCTTTTGTTTCTGAGTTCCACATATTAACTGTTTTGTGTTCGTTGTATTCTGTATTTTTCATATGTATATTATACTAAAATTATAAGCATATGTCAAGTATT